CGCGGCGCCAGCGGCGGGCGCGTTGCTGGCGGCTCTCGGTGGCCCAGAGCAGGACCAGCAGGGGGAGCAGCAGGATCGCCAGCAGGGTGGCAGCAATACAGGTGATGGACATTTCAGATACCGGCCAGTGCCGGGCGAGGATTGGCATCGGCGCCGCGCTCGGGCTGCCGATGCCCGCAATCCTAGCGCAGCAATTCCGGATCTGCAACGCCTTCGCCCCTGACCACCGTCACTAGCTCAGCCACCACGTTCACCGCCGTTCGCTGGCACGTCTCACACGGCACTGCACACCGCCTCTCCGGCGGGAATGGACACACTGCCAAGGCAAGGCGATGCACTGCGGTGGTGGTCATGGCTTTACCTCCAGCTGTGCAGCCAGCTCCCGCAGCCGCTGATCCTCAATCCGATCCGGCGGGATGCAGTATTCACAGAAGAACCCGATGATCGTCGGCGGCGCCATGTGCACCTCGCCACCTGGCGACGTACGCCTGAGGCAGTCGTGGCACTCATCCAGCCAATCCTCAGGCGTCGGGCCGAACCCCGCGCACCGGGCGATGTCATGGGGAAGGGTCATGGCTCCACCTCCCACGCTTGATCAGCCTCTGCCCTGAGCCAGTCCGCTGTCTCGCCAGGGTCGATGTCATCGCCACGTTCGCCACGGCGCTCGACCTGATCTGCAAGCTCCCGCAGCAGGATCGCCAGCTGCTCACGGGTCGGATGCAAGCAGAACAGCCGTGGGTGGTTTCGTAGCTCTAGCCATAGGGGCATCGTCATGACAGCACCTCCGGCATCTCGTCCAGATCGTCCGCGTTTGGCGTGATCAGCTGCGTCCAGCCCCAATACCCTCGGCGGCGCGTATCACTGTTCAGCCAGCGGATGTTGCCTATCTGCCCGCCAGTAGCGCTGACATAGAAATATGGGAACTGGGTCATGGCTGGGCCTCCAGTTCGGCAGTAAGCACTGCGCGCAGAGCCTTGCGCTCTTCCCAGATGGCAAACGCTTCGTCTGTTGCGGTGGATCCCGGCTCTTCTGGCTCCGGCACCAGCCAATCCCGCAGGGCGCGGATCTGGGCGGCAATCACACCAGGCTTCAGGTCAACAATGCCATCAGGGTGCTCAGCACAGATCTCGGCCATCAGCTCCCACAGCGGCGGGCGGTTGGGGGTGGTCATGGCACCTTCGGTGGGGTGGTGGGGGTGGGCCAGGTAGGCAGCGGCTGCCAATAGACAGGCTCTCCCTCATTTACTTTGATCCAGCCGTAGTCGTCCCAGTTTTCGATTGCTTCGTACCAACCTTCCGGCCAGTAGTATTTATCAGATTCCTCGTCGTACTCCTGGAAATCATCGTCGGTCAAATCAAGGTCATCACTGCGCGATTTGGCGGGAACCCAGATAGCGCAGATAGTGCGACCCTTGCCTAAACCGTTGAAGTAATGAGCGAGCACCTTTCTACTGGGCTCCGGCAACCTCTCGCCCACGGCAACCGGCTGCTGGCGCTGCGGAAGGTCGGCAACGCGGGTGAACCTATCCAACTCCTTATCCAACTCCTCACCCATCACCTCCCCCGCTGGCTCGGGCTGGGCGAGGGCGGTGCGGGCGCGGTCCATGATGATGCGCAGATGGCCTGGGTAGCGAACCTCCGGGTGGCGATTCTCGTCCAGCCCCTGTAGTAGCTCAGCGCACAGTGCGCGGTAGTCGGTCACGGTGTTTTCCTGTGGTGGTTGTGATGGTGGCAGGGTCATCTTTTAACCCTGAGAATGAACCAAATCAGCACTATCGCTAGTGCTAGATCCGTGATGGTGGCAGGGTGCAGGTTGATCATCATGGTTGCACTTCCCGATCACATGGTTGCACTTCCCGATCACGCGGTGCCACCCACTTCAGGCCGATTGCATCAAACAGCGAGCGTTCTGTTTTCACGGGCACCACGCTGCCGTCAATTCGTCGCAGACATCCATCCTTTGAGTGGAAACCCGCCCGGACCCATGCTGTGGCAAGCACTTTGTGGCTCCACTGTGCCGATCCGGTCCGAATCGCCAGCTGCAGTCCGTACCCGTTGGGATCGGGCATAAACAGGTCGAGAGCAATTCCCTCGGGCAGCATCCTCTGGGTGTAGCGACACGGCAGCTCGCCGCGCACCTTGGGCCACTGCTCAACCACTTGTGCAATGCCCGAGCGAAACAGCGGCGTGGCTTCGTAGGGCTTCGGGATGCACACCACCTCGATGTCGCCAATGGTGGGCCGCTGCCGGCGGATGCTGCCGGCAATGTCGAGCTGCCGGCAGTGTGGCTTTAGCTGAGCCACCACACGAGCGGCGATGGCCTCTGCTTCGGCCAGCGGAATGCGGTTGGTCGTGCTGCTCATGGCGCTTGGTCCCCAGGTCGGTGATGTCCTGCAGTCGCTCCTGCAGGTGCGTGGTGTCGGCGGGGGGTGGTCATCTTGAACGGTGGATTGGTGAACAGTTGGCCTTCATGCAGGAATCCGCCAATGCCGAGCGTTGGCGGATACCACGTGCTGGTGGTGGCGGCATGACCACCACCTCTCGGTTCATTGGCTCCACCCACGGCAGGCCGATTAACTCGAACAGTTGCCGCTCTGTGGTGGTGGGAACGACTCGGCCAGCGAAGTCGCGCAGCAGGCCTCCGTCAGAGCGATAGCCCGCGCACACCCATGCGCGGGCCAGTACCTGATGGCTCCAGGCGGCGGAGCCGGTGCGGATCGCCAGTTGGAGGCCGAACCCGCGAGGATCTGGCATGAACAGGTCCACTTTCATCCCGCTGGGATGCAATCGCTGCGTGTAGCGGCACGGAAGCTCGCCCCTGATTTTTTCCCACTGCTCCACTACCAGGGCAATGCCAGAACGGAATAGAGGTGACGCATCGTAGTTCGCCGGGAGGCAAACAATTTCAATATCTCCGATGGTAGGCCGCTGGCGACGAATGCTGCCGGCAATTTCGATCTGATCGCAATACGGGCCTAGTTCAGTCACGATGCTGCTGGCGATATTTAGGGCCTGGGCCAGCGGGCGGCGGGTGTTGGTGGTGCTCATGCCGCCACCCCCTGCCGCCTGCGGGTCCGAGGCCTCCGGTGCGTTTCAGGCAGCACCTGGCCCTTGATCCGCGCATACCGGGCATTCACCGCTGCCCACACCTCGTCGTCGAGGAACTCGAAGTGCACCGTGCCTTTCTTGTATGCACGGAACCGGAAAAATCCCCAGTCGTACCACTCACCAGGCCAGAACACACCATCAGCAGGCTTGGTGGGTTGGCCCACCTCGGCGTAGTTCCGCCCAGTGATGAAACACAGCGCCTTGATCAGGTCCTGGATCACATCCGCCTGGCTGCCGTAGCTTTTCACAGTCACGCCCCGCCCGTCAAAGCGAACCTCGGCCATGTAGGACCGGATGAAGCGCCGGTTGAGCATGTACCCGCTGTTGGTCACCCAGCCCTCTACGCCATACCGGTTCTCGGCCGTGTGGCGGGTCAGCGTGTCGATCGCCTGCTCTACCGCACGATCCATCCTGGCCTCTTGCGTGCCGGCGACGATCTGCAGCATCCGGTAGATGTTCCGCTCCGTGAACGGGATCCGTGACTGCGCCTCCACAAACGCATTGATGTCCTTCGCTAGCTGCGACGTGGCCAGCTGCGACGGCAGGAACTCAGCGAAGACGTGTTTCCAGGCGGCTTTCTGCAGATCCTTCCTGAACCGGTTGCGGGTCACCGGTACGCCTTCGACGGTCACCTGCAGGCCCAGCTCCTGGCCGAAGAACCCATCAAGCACACCCCGCAGCCTGGTGCCGGCCTCCACCTGCTCATCGAAGATCCGGCAGGCTTTCACGTACCGGTGCACGATGTCCCGGCTGCGGCGATAGGGGATCAGCCCCTCGCCATGGGCCTCGATGTCGTCAGGGCCCAGGTAGAAGCCGTCGAACTCATCAGCGCCGCTTACACGTTGGCCAGGTTTGGTGAGCCGCACCAGGCCGACGCTCACCTTGGTGGGACGCTCGGCGGTGCTGAAGCACTCGCCCAGTTCATCGAGGCTGCCGTATGCCTCGATCAGCTTCGCCAGCTGTAGCTGCAGCCCACGGAACCTGCCTGAGACGGTGTTCCAATTCGCCAGCGCCACGATCTCGCACCCCGGCGGGGCGATCTCCCAGGCGTGCAAGATGTGCGCCTCGTCCGCCGAGAACGGTGGGTTCATCACGATCAGGTCGATGTGCGACACGTCGGCCGGGTGGACCTGCAGGAAGTCGGCGTAGGCGTGCGCCGGCGTCGCGCCTCTGATGCTGGTCAGCATGCCCTTAAGGTGGGGCTCCTTCTCGCACCAGAGCACCTCCGCCGCGCCACGCTCCAGGCACTCGCGCACCAAGTTCCCGCTGCCAGCGCTGGGTTCCAGCACAGTCTTGCCGCGCAGGTCGAGCGGGTCGAGCATCTCGGCCGCTACCTCGGGCGGCGTGGGGTAGAAATCACCGCCGAAGAGACTCACCTCCCCACCTCCTGCAGCACACGCCGCAGCAGCTCAGCCATGCTCTCACCAGGCATCAAAAACGCCCTGAGCCGTTCCACTTCCGTAAGCGGAAGCATTACCGTCAAACGGCGGGTTTCTCCTTTTGTCATTGCTTGATCACTCGTTGGTGGTTGTGTAGCCAGCCGCTCCATCGCGGCGACAGTTCTGGGGTCAATCATCAATCGCGCTCCATTCACCGCACCACCGCACCGCAGGGCACCGTGCTGGGTACTGCGGGCTGGTGCTCGGCCTCGGCGCATGACGGCAACACAGATTCACCGTCACGTTGTCATCACTGGCGCGTCGCCAATAGCGACAGTTGAAACAATTCTGCTGTTCCATTGGCGGGAATGGATCAGCCATCAGCCACCACCCCGCGCAGATACTTCACCGCTTTTTCGTTGCTGTCATGGAAATGTTGATGCGCTTCTGTCCCTAGCAACAACAGCCCAGCAAGTTCTGGACCCATCATTGATTCCATCAATCGGCCAGGTTCGCCCGCCAAGTGAATAGCCCAGCCCGCAATGCAATGCGTGGTGCCGCATGTATGCCAATCAGACATATTCAGCGCATCAGGTTGTAATGCTGCAGCGGCTACAGCTTTCAAGCGATCACTGGCATCTGCGGCAATTGGCAGGCCTTTGGCGCTTGTGAAGTTGGCGCCTGCGAAGTTGGCGCCTGTGAGGATGGCGCCTGTGAGGATGGCGCCTGTGAAGTTGGCGCCTCTGAGGATGGCGCCTGTGAAGTTGGCGCCTGTGAGGATGGCGCCTGTGAAGTTGGCGCCTGTGAGGATGGCGCCTCTGAGGTTGGCGCCTCTGAGGTTGGCGCCGACCTTCACCAGTCGCACGCCATCAGGTTCGCCGCGCAGCGATTTGGCGTGTAGCTCTAGTTCCTGTGCTGTAATCATTGGTTGTCTCCGTTGTTGGTTTCTGTTGCCACTACCCCGCGCAACGAGCGCAGCAGGATCGTGTTCATCCCCCCGCCGTTCAGCTGGTCAATCTGTGCATCGATCAGCGCCAGCACCCTGAACCGTTCAGCCATCGTCGCCTCTACCCAAGCAGCCCTCACGCGGTCGTCCACAGTGAGTGTCTCCATCGCATGGGCTGTTGCGGTTTCCCGTTGCTCTAGCTCCAGCAGCAACGTGTCGAGCTGCTGCTTTACCTGTGTGATGTTGTCCATGATCAGAACGGCGGATCTTCGTCAGGCACATACCCGCCGCCGCCGTTGCTGGCTGGTGCGGCCGGATGGCTCTCGTTGTCGCCCTTGCTGCCAAGCAGGCTCAGGCGATCCACGTTCACCA